TTGACGAATTCTTGGCTACAGTTCAGAAGAATTACATTAATGCTCCAAAAGTGATGATTTATGAATGGAATTTTATACCCCAGGCGTGGGTTTAAATATCAATCGACTCGAAGAGCTCCTCGACGGGCGTCTTTGAGAGTCCGTCCTTTCCCATCAACGGCTCGAACCACTTGCCCTTGGGACCGCACTGCTTCGGGTCGTAGCGGACAATCTTGGCGTAGTCGTGATAAACCTTTCCGGGAGCGGCGGCAACGACGGATCGTGCGCACGTCTTGTCACCGGGGTTGTAGTACAGGCAAACCTTGCAAAGAGCAGGGCTGATCATTTAGGGTTCACAAGGTCGCTGGCTCTAAGCCTGTGCACAAGTTTCTCATATCCCAGATGTTCTGCAGCTAACAAAATAGGGGAAAGTTCTTGGAATTCTGGAATAGAATTTGATGTCATAAATCTCTGGATGGTTTCCATCAAGAGAGAATCGATATTAACTAATGGAACTTCAAAAAAGGCGTGTTCATCTGAACAATCCAGCATTATAGTCGCCATTTTGAGTTTCGAGCATTCGTTTACGAAACCTTGGTTAACCTTGAATTTGACTCCATCACTGGTACGAACATACTGGTTCATTTGTTTTTAAACGTAGTATTTTTTTCTTTATTTTTGAATCTCACAATACTTAAATTGTTAGATGTAAGGTTGTGTCTTGTCAGTGGATTTCTCCTACCCCCCCTCTGCCACATATGTTTAAATGAATTTAGATTGAAATAAGAACGTGTGTTACCATGCGTTACTTGAACATAACGCTGCCCTGGTCTAAAATTATTCAACGTGAAACTCTCGCTATTGTTGTTTAGCTGAGCAGGGAATTTTATAAGGTTACCATTTGAATTCCAATTGAAGTTATTGTTCGCGTTCATATTTCTGACATTATTGAAATTCAGACGACGTGCTACATTGTTGTTTGAGTTTGAGTTTGAATTTGTGTTTGAAAGTATCCCTAAATTATAATTGTTTAAGCGCCGTCTAGCTTCACGTATGAGAATTTGATTATGACTATAAGGGTGATTCCTAAGAATATTTACTATCAGTTGTAGCGCCCTGGTTGCCGCACCTTCGTTTAAATTTCTATTTAAAATGCCCTGAAGTTCTTGTTGCCTCAGGATTTTAGTTACAAGGTTATTACTCATTTTATTAATTACCAAGATGATTATTTATGATCCACTGGTCAACTGAGTTGACGTACATCAAAAGTTCCCACATAGTTCCCACCTGGGGGCACCAAAGGCGCGACTCCTGGTCGCCTTCATTGAAATAAACTGGGTGCCAATTTGCCAAGCAGCGCGCTGTTCCCAAATTCTTCAAAGAATCGTCAAAGTATAAATGGGTCATTTGTTTCGCGAATTGCGTGTACATCGGCACCTCTGGCTTCATATACGGGTCAGGGCATGTTGTGTAAATATTATCCCCAATTGCGCGTGCAACTGGACCTGCCCATTCGATTGGAGAATTCGTAAATAGGGTCACTTTCCACTCATTAAGAGTAAGTTTATAGATTTCCTTCGCCTCTTCCTGAAACTCAGTTCCGTATATAACCTCGGATAAGTGTTCCATGAGGCGCTTGTCATATACCTTTTCGTTGAAATCACTCGTATCCACTTTGAAAGCAAGATTGAGACCTCGCGCCGTGTGTCCATGTGAAAGGTGCAGGACTCGATTCACGTTACCAGGATTCTTAGCCTCTGGCAACTTCGAGGCGACGTAATTTGTGCAATTCTCACGCACATGATTCAAAAGATTCTTATCACGAATGATAACACCGTCAATGTCCAAAAGGAGAGACTTGACTGCCATTCTACTATTTAAAGCTTCGTCTCTTTTAAATGGTACAATGGCGCTCAACGTTACCAAGATTAATCCAAATGCTCAACTCCCAGTCCGCGCATCTGCTGGTGCCGCTGGCTACGACCTCTTCAGCACTGACAACTATGTCGTTCTACCAGGTCGCCGCGTGGTCGTCTCCACCGGCATCTCAGTTCAGCTGCCGCCAGGAACTTATGGACGTATTGCGCCTCGCTCTGGACTCGCCGTGAAGCACGGTCTGGACACACTGGCAGGCGTCATCGATCCAGATTATCAGGGTGAGGTCAAGGTGGTTCTTCAGAACCTGGATTCGCAGCAGCCTTTCGTGATTCGCCCAGGGTACCGGATCGCTCAGCTCATCCTCGAGAATTTCACAACAGTCGATGTTGTTGAGATGCCCACCGAGAACACCCCTCTAAATACACAGCGTGGAATTGAGGGTTTTGGTTCTACAGGTATTTAAAACAATAAACCCTTAAATAAATAATGTCCTTCCCACAATTCCAGGCTATTGCCTGGAGTGGACAAGACCAGGACGACCAATATACTCTCCGTATCTTTGGTCGTGCTGAAGATGGTAAATCGGTTTCTCTCGGAACAAAATTCAACCCGTACTGTTACATTCGCACGGATGCACCAAGGGATGCAGTGAAGAATCTGTTTTGGCGCGGGCTCGTCTCGTGTCAAGTTCAACACGCCAAAGACCTTTGGGGATTTCAGAATGGCGAACTTTCACGGTTTCTGAAAATGGAATTCAAGACGCACAAAGCAATCAGAAACTGCGCGTGGTGTATTGATAATAACAAGTTTCCAGAACTTGTGGGGGCGCGCGTGTACGAATCGAACATAGACCCGGTCCTGAGGTTTATGCACGTGTCGGGGTGTTCTTCGACAGGGTGGATAGATCCTGGAATTTGCGAGCCGGATGTGGAATCGACGTGTGAAGTGAATCTCTGGGCGCCAGACTGGCGTCACATCAAGCCAATTCAAAGGGACGACTTGGCGCCTTTGCGCATCATGTCGTTTGATATCGAGTGTTATTCAAGCACTGGTGCTTTCCCAGATCCTAAGAATCCCAAAGATGTTGTCTTTCAGATTGCCATGACAACCAAGGAGTTTGGAAAAGAGGGATATCTCGACCGCAAGTGTCTGTGTCTGAAAGAGACGACGGGCTTTGACTGGTTTGCAACTGAGCGCGAGCTTCTTCAGGCTTTTCAAAAACATCTTATCAGCGTCGATCCGGACATTATTACAGGATGGAACATCTTTGGTTTTGATTTGGAATATCTTTTGGTTCGAGCGACGATTCACTGCGGTCTGGCACCAGTGTGGGGTCGGGTTCGTGGTGAGGTTGTGGATCTTGTGGAGAAGAATCTGAGTTCAAGCGCGTTAGGGAACAACATGCTCAAGATGGTTCCTATGAAAGGTCGGTACGTTTTTGACCTGTTCCAAGATGTGAAACGTGAGCACAAGCTCGAGAGTTATTCTTTGAATAATGTCTCCAAACACTTTTTGAAAGACCAAAAACTGGACATGCCACCCAAAGAGATGTTTGCGCGTTTTGCAGAAGGCAATCCTGAAAAACTCGGTGAGGTGGCTGATTACTGTATCAAGGATACCGAGTTGCCGCACGCACTCATGGAGAAGCTTTGTCAGATTCAGAACCAGGTTGAGATGGCAAAGGCGTGTTGGGTTCCCTTGGCATTCCTGAGCGAGCGCGGACAGCAAATCAAGGTGTTTTCTCAGATGGCAAAGAAAGCTCGGGAACTTAACTTTGTTATTCCGACATTCAAGTATGGAGCGGGAGGTCCGGCAACTGATGGGTACGAAGGCGCGACTGTCCTCGAGGCGCAGACGGGCGCTTACTACGGACCTATCACAGCACTTGATTTCGCGTCCCTGTACCCAAGCATCATGTGTGCTGAGAATCTGTGCTATTCGACGCTCGTCATGGATCCAAAGTACGACAACCTTCCAGGGGTCACGTACGAGCAGTTTGGACCTCACAGGTTTGCGCAGGCACCAGCGCCTTCACTCCTTCCTGTCATCTTGATGGATCTCAAGACGTTCCGCAAAAAGGCGAAGAAACTGATGGCGGCGGCAGAAGGAACACCGATGGAGGCGGTTTATAACGGTCAGCAACTCGCTTACAAAATTAGCATGAACTCAATCTATGGGTTTACCGGGGCTTCTAAGGGTATGCTTCCGTGCGTCGCTATCGCATCTACGGTTACTATGCGCGGACGACAAATGATTGAGACGACCAAGAATTACGTCGAAGAGAACTTCCAGGGTGCCAAGGTGAGGTACGGGGACACTGACTCAGTGATGGTCGAGTTTGATGTTCAGGGACGCAAGGGTCAAGAGGCGATCGATTACTCGTGGGAGCTTGGTGAGCAAGCTGCCGAACAGTGTACGAAACTGTTCAAGGCTCCGAACGATCTCGAACTCGAAAAGGTTTATTGCCCGTACTTTTTGTATTCTAAAAAGCGGTATGCAGCAAAGATGTACGAGAAAAACAAGGCGGGTGACATCGCCTTCAAAAAGATTGACGTCAAGGGTCTCCAGGTGGTCAGGCGCGACAGTTGTCCTTTCGTTCGCGAAACACTCAAGAAACTCTTGGGAATGGTTCTCGAGTCGAGTGATCCACGCCCCGTCATCGAGGAGGCGCGCGAAGCTGCCCGGAATCTCATGAATGGAAAGGTGCCTATGCAGAAGCTTTTGATGAGTAAGCAACTCGCGGCAAATTACAAGGTAAAAATGGCTCACGTTGAGGTCCGGGACAAAATCAAGGCGCGCGCACCAGGGTCAGAGCCGCAGCAGGGTGACAGGGTCCCCTTTGTGATTATCAAGGGACCTGGAAAGATGTACGAAAAGGCTGAGGATCCAACTTGGGTCATTGAAAGGGAAATACCGATTGATTATGACTATTATTTTAGCAATCAATTCAAAAAACCAGTTCAGGATCTTTTGGAACCGTTGGTGCATGCAAATCAAATATTTGACAAGAAGTTCATGGTCAAAACGACAAGTGAAACTGAGATGGGCGCGCGCAGGGAATTCTTGAGTCGTTTCGGGTTAAAAGTCAGTTCCGCAGGAACTGTTCCGTAAAAAGGAATCACAGTCGCCGTGCGACTGGTCTTAAAAGTTTCAACAGTATAGATAGTAAGATGGAACAACAGATTCTCGACATGATCGAGGAGGAGGTCTGTCGACGAGTCAACATCAGGCTCGTCGGTGCACTTGAACTCGTGTCCAAGACGTATGATATTCCGGTTGAGCAACTCATGAAAGACTCTGCCAAGGTGGAGTGTACATTCTGCAAGGGTATTCTCAAAAGTAAGAAGCGCTGTATGAAGCAGCCAAAGGAGAATGGATACTGTGGTTTTCACCAGAGTCAGGTTCCTCTACCCGTCATCAAGCAAATTGAACGTGTGAAAGCTCCGTGGGAATCTTAGTCACTTAAGGTTGAGAAACTTGAGTAATTTAATGAACAAGTCTACACTTTTGCTGACGAGTCTCGAACGTTTTTTTGACGAGCCAAAAAATCAAGAACAGTTGTGTGATATTTTGGAACATCGGAAAGGTATTTCTCTTCGCAAACTCGAGTGGTTTGTCACCAATTATTGCAAGGCTAAACAGGTGACCTACACTGCACCAAATGGAAAAATGTTCACCGTTCACGTCGCCTACAAGTCCAGTTTGGATGGGTACTCGAAGAAGCTCTTCGATCCCTTCTGTCGAACCGAGCGTATAGAATTCAAGGGTTTGACAACCACTGTTGCGCAGCTCAATTTTATTAGATGGACAATTTCGAATGGTATCATCACTTATATCCTTACTGAAAAGGAGTTGTTGCGAAACCACCCTGAAATTGCAGAAGATTGTACCCATAATAAAACAGATACAAATTGTATCCCTGTGTAATTTGCGCTGTATATTCAGGTTTGAATGTGAGTGAAAGATTAGTTGTTTGTGAATTTAACTTTGAAAAATTAAGATACCCCCCCTGATTGTACTCTTTTGGAGTAAGCCCAAACGAGTATGTATAGATGTTTTTAGATGGTATAGACAACCCGTGTTCAAGTGGTTGTTTGAACGAGTAATAAAGAGACCCCTGGAAAGTACTGAGAATATCAACGTTATTCAACGTGATTTTTGCTGTACTAATCACATCAACAAAATTGGAGTTGCCCGAGGGGAATTGAAGCTGAATACCAGTAGCAATGTACTGTGTTGTGTATCCATAACTGTACCGCGAGTCTGAATAACGCCCGTCACTCACATTCTCATAATTCTTATTTCTAAAAAACCATGCCAATGTTTGAACAGGGAAATTTGCAGTCAACTCGAGTAGAGGATTGTTGCCCGAGAAGGCCAGGGTTGACTCTTTTTGAACTTTGGGTACGAGGTACTTTAAAGGCGTGTTCATGTAGTACAGTCGCTCGTCGTCATTGAGGAGAATCTCTTCTGTGATGAGAGTCGGCAAATTTGTCGTGTCTGGTGAATAAATATCCATTTTGCTCCCCGTGGGTGCATTACACCACCAAGTATTTTGCTGAAAGGTAAAGCGCACATATAAGCGCTGATTCCACATGGCGACCAGGGGAAAGTACGGACGCCGAAGTCTCTCGCGAGCCTTGTTATTAGCAGAGTGTCGGCGGCAAAAGAAGAATTCTAGTGGAGTAATAATATCCGAGGTTGGAACGACGTTTGCATATGCCGAGTATGACAAGACAACGACACCCGAACCACCATCCCCGGGAGTTGTCCCGAACGCACCCCCACCCCCACCACCCATATATATGGTTCCACTGACTGCCGCCGTGTTCTGTGCAGAAAAGCCAGTCACGTTACTCGAACCTGCGCCACCGCTTCCCGAACCTCCGGGAGTTACGAGAGTTCCTGTAATTGCAGTGTTCGATGCACCCCCACCACCACCTCCAAAGTAAGATGCAGTGTATGGATAAACCGCGTTACTAAATAGAGTTCCCACACCTCCGCTACCAAGCGTGCCCGCGTTCGTGAATGCAGAAGTTCCCGTACCTGTAGTCACATTTGCACTCCCACCCGCACCACCACCGGATGCAAAGGCTGTGTTCAGAGACGCCCCGCTCACAAACATAAACTGTGAGTTTGATGTGTACGCTGTCCCGCTCGCCCCGCCAAACGCACCTCCGTACCCGCCTGTAGCTATGTACCCGTTAAAACTTGAGGAAGAACCATTTGGACTTGCCTGACTTCCCCCAGTTCCCACATTCACATTGTACGTGCCAGGAAGTAAAAACACAGACTGATTTACGACCCCTCCTCCACCGCCTCCCGTTGCATTGAAAATAGTCAAGTTTACACCAGAAGGTAGAATAATCCATTGAATTCCTGTTATGGCGTTGATTGTAATCGTAGACGAGTTGGCAGCCGAAACCGTCCCGCTAAATTGTACACTTTGTGAAACAAAGGTGGCTGATAAACCTACGAGCGCAGCTGAAGCGGCTGGTGAAACTGGTATAACACCGGTTGTGGTAGGGTTAATACCTGATAGAGTTACCGTAGTACCAGTAAACACGTTACTTCCAACTGTGATCGTGGAAGTCCCTGTTAAAAATGAAGCAAACGTGGGTGCTGTACCGAGATTCAGAATCACACCCGACGCAGAAACTGAAGCTATATTTGAAAAGGCTGGATCTGCAGACCACAGGATTGAAGTGATTGCTGTGTTTGAACCAACAGCTGCGCCTAACATGGACGAAAGAGGAACCGTGAGACTCGTGGAAGTTGCAGGACTATAGTAAATATTCGAAGAGTTTGTAGTCTCATAAAGACCGTTCGAACCGGCACCGCCACCACCTACGACGAGGAGATTGACCTGTGAAGCTGTGTTGATTGTGAACGTGCCATTCGTCGTAAAGGTGTGAACCGTATTTGATAAAATGTTTGAATTCAGGACACCACCTGTTCCGATAATCGGCGATGAAATATTAGACTGTGCATCAATTGCTGCAAAAACCCCATTTTGTTCATCAACATCTAAAAAAAGCTGGTCGCGAATAATGTACCAATCATCGTAAAGAGTCTCGATGACTGTTTCATTCACTAGGAGATCAATCTGTTTAATGAGAGCTCTACCAATATGTTCGGAGTAGACGAACCCCTTCATGGCGGGCATCTTCACGCGAAGATACATGTTCGAAAGCAAGTGACCCAACTCTGTCGGGCGCAACTCGATTTGAAGAGTGTTTCCCTGATACGAGGGATTAGGTGGTGGAAACGGAGTAACTCTCTGGAACATAACAAAGTTTGTGTATTGTTTGAAAAGTGATGAAAATTGAGAATTTGCATAATCGTTGCTCAACAGGTACGTGTCCTGAGGACCTATTGCGGATAAAGCAAGTACCGACCCCTGTGAAAACCCGCGGTCCTTCTTATCGATATACAGCTGAACAGGTGGAGGGTTCCATGCCGTGCCCGTGTTTAATTCTCTGAGAGGCGCTGAGTTTCCTGTTTTTATATTTTGATTCAAAATTACTATCCCCTTGGGGTCGTATGATCTCGTTGTGAAATTACCAGGGACAATGGTGTTTGTGTAATATGCTTCATGGATAATCGCAGGATAACCCTTGACGTAAACTGGGACATCAATCTTAGGTGGGGGGCTACCATCTATAGTCTCTAAAATTGCCAAGTTTTGTGTTACTATATAATCACTTGCAATCGCAGTGACTTCATATGTAGATATTCCCTGACTATAAGAAACGACTCTCAGAGGCATCGTTATCCCTGGAAGATTCTCCACAATCCATCCTTTCCCTGTTCCCTGTGGGGGTGGTACAGAAAAAATAAAATTAACAACACCTTGATTTACTGTATAGTAACCATACAAGGGGGCGCTCACCTTTTTGGAAACAAATTGAACCTTTCCCGGTGCATAAAGAATAGCTCCCGTTGCATATTGCACTCCTTCAATTGTCTGGTCCGTGTCTGTCTGAAGAGTAAATGACCAAAGGTACGACCCGTAGTTATCAAGAGCTCCGTTTGCGTTGCTGGTCCCAGTGACTTGGATTTGACCTATGATTCCAGTTATGCCGATGGCAGTCCATCCAACACTCACCTGTATCGATGTAAATGCGTTCGTAGTAGCATAAAATGTCACCTCTTGAGGACCAGTTACTTTATAAAACCCATTCACATCAACTGGTGAAAGAATAACTGGAGTTTCTTCTACTAACGGAATAGTTGCTTCAATAGCAGCCTGTGTAGCCTGAGCAATTATTTCAGGAGATGCAGGCTGCAGCAGGTCCGTAGGCTGCTTCGAGACGCCTTTCTTAATAAATAAATCTTGAAAAAAGTCCAAAGCTTTTGTCTGGACTCTTCGCTCCAATTGAATAAAATTTTCGAATGCTTTTTGAGATTCTCGTTGTATCCCTGACATTCTCTCTACAACTCACTCAGATTATTCTTCCACATTTGGACCACAGATGTCGCCTTGAGTTGCTCGCGTTCCGTGTTTTTCACAGTACACAAGTCCTTGAGCTTGAGAACCTCCTCTCGCGTATACTGGTAAGTCTTGATATCAAGGAGCTTTGACCAGATTTCCTCTTTGAAGTTTTCAGCTCGAAGTTGTCCCCTAATCTCTTCCAAAGGTACGTTCAGCACCTGAACTCGTTTGTTGATAACGAATCCTATGAATCTTGCCTTTTCACTCAACCACTGAATCTCAGAATCCAGCTGCTTGAGGAGGTGCGCCTTGCGTCTCTTGTATGTGCCAACACGGATCTCCATATAGTCCACGAGAATCTCCTCTGGGCTGGCGTACTTTTTGACAGCTCCATTAGGACCGATGAGGTACATGTTACTCGTGTGAATAGTCTTGGTTAGACCGAGATCCCTGATAGGGTTTTCCAAACCCTCTCCACCCCATATGCGAAAGTCAGGTGTCGTTTCACTCGAGTGATTCTCATATTTCTGGATAGTACCCTTGTCCACCAGGTCGTCCAGGTGCTCCTTGAAGTCCTGGATCCACCGACCAGGTGGAAGCTCCTTCACGTGCAACTGGCTCCCCTCCTTTTCCACGAGACCCTCCATGACCCATGTGTGATCCTTTGTCTTTGTAATTTTGCCCTTAAATCCCTTGAAATGAGGCTTCATTGCAACCATTGGAACCTGTTCAAGACCACACAGAATATTGTGCTTCACAGCCTCTGCATCAAACGGCGGAACATAGCAGCTGAAGCCCGTCCCGATACCTTCGGCGCCATTTATGAGAATCATAGGAATGACTGGTGAGTAAAACTCGGGTTCAACATGCTGACCATCATCCACAACATATTTTAGAACAGAATTGTCTAAAGGGTCGAAGATGGTTTTCGTATGAGGAGCAAGTCGTGTGAAGATGTACCTGGAACTCGCCGCATCCTTCCCACCTGCCAAACGGGTTCCAAACTGCCCAGATGGTTCGAGGAGGTTCAGATTATTTGCACCCACAAAGTTCTGGGCAAGGTTCACGATTGTTCCCTGGAGACTTGCTTCGCCGTGGTGATACGCCGTCTGTTCAGCCACGTAGCCTGCCAGCTGCGCCACCTTCATGTCATGTGTCAGGTTCTTCTTGAGGCAGGCGTAAATCACCTTGCGCTGGGAAGGTTTGAGACCGTCTGAAACGTGTGGGATAGATCGCTTAATGTCTTCTGCGCTAAAGTTGGACAAATCTCTGTGGACGAAATCACTGACAGAGAGAGTCTTGACTGTACCATATGGAATCTCCTTGGGAGGAGACGCCATGTGCTTCGTCAGCCACTCCTTGCGGTCATCTGCAAGAGCCTTGGCAAACGCAAGTCGCATAGACTCGTCCACGTGCTCATCTGAACTGAAGGCGACCGTCAGGCGGTCAATTTGCTTGAAATACTCCTTGGCTTCTGCGCTCGTGGAGGTTCCCAGACCCTTGTAGTACTTGACGTTTCCGAAGGAAACCGCAGCGCCTGCGGCGGCGGACTGCTGCGCAGTCCTGAAAGCCTCTTCCGTAAAGTACCAGGTTTTCCCCGCTTTGATGACTGGGGTCACCATAGAAACCACAAATCCCATCTCTATGAGTTTAGGCCAGTACACGTGGAACATGTTGAGGACCAGACCCTTGATGTGAGACCCATCCAGGTCAGCATCCGTCATAATCATCAGACGCCCGTAGCGCAATTCTCTCAGAGAATTATAGACCTTGCCATGTTGAAGCCCGAGGATTTTCTTCAAATTGGAAAATTCTTCATTTTCAGTCACCTGTTTTACCGTAGCATCCCGAACATTTCGAGGCTTTCCCCGGAGTGGAAACACGCCGAATGCGTTGCGTCCTACAACGCTCAGACCGGCAATAGCAAGAGCTTTCGCCGAGTCACCCTCGGTAATAATAAGCGTACACTCGGTACTGCGATGAGTTCCCGCCCAGTTGGCGTCATCGAGTTTCGGAACTCCCGTAATACGCGACTTTTTGGACCCATCTGTCTTTTTGAGCTCTTTGTCAATCTGAGTGAGTCCCTTGGACAAGAGATCGTCCAGGACCCCTGTAGCCAAGACATCCTTGATGAATTTTGGTTTAAAATTAATGGTTTCGGTATTTTTTGAAGTGCACTCAGCCTTGGTCTGACTGCTAAATGTGGGGTTGATTATAACTGCTCGGACAAATATGAAAAAACTCGCCTTAATTTGAGCAGGTTTGAGGGTTGCACATCTCTTATCCTTTGATATCTCATCTACCAGTGCCTTGACCACCTTGTCAACATGCGAACCACCCTTGGTGGTGGCAATACCGTTGACCCAAGAACACTGCTGGAAAGCACCCGAGGTTGAGTGACACACGGTAATGTCGAGAGAGTCTGTGTGCATCTTTGCTAAAGGAACGTCACCAACGTGCATTCGCACGTACTCTTCCAGGCTGGGAACCTCGAGTTTCCGAGTGTTCAAGTAAATTTCAGTCTTTGAACACCACATCGCTGCGTCCCATGTTCGCTTTTCCACCAACTTGGCAAAGTCCCCAGATCCACCGAAGCGTTTCCAATCCGGGCAAAAGCTGACTGATACAGAAGGAATCATCTTTTCATCCTTGATGAGTGGGGGTTGCACCTTGCTCATATTGTCCGTCCAAGTTTGCTCATAAATCTTTTTTCCGTCACTAATTTTGATTGTAAATTTAGAACTGAAAACGTTTGCCAACTTGGCTCCGTAGCCGTTGCGACCACCAGTCACACGCTGTTCATCGTCATTGTAGTTGGAACTGGTCAACAGGTGACCAAAGATGAGTTCAGGGATCCAGAGCGGGACTCCTTTGGAGTCCCTCTCAGTTTCGTGTTTCTTGATTGGAATTCCAACCCCTGCATTGTAAACCGTGACTGAGTTGTCGCTGCCCAGGTGAACCCCGATACACGTCATCTTCTTGGGGTGGAGTGAATATTGATCGATGGCGTTGACCAGGACCTCATCAAATATCTTCACCAACCCAGATGAAACAGAAAGCTCAGAAATCTTGAAACCGACCCCGTCTCGAATCCAATAGGAGGAAGATTCGGGAACGAGGGATCCAACATAAGTGTCGGGACGTTTGAGAATATGCTGAACGTGTGAGAGCCGTTCATAGCTCATCGTTTATGAAATTACGACTTGTCTCTTTAGCTGCGATAGTTTTTTAACAAAATTGAAAATACAAGGGCTGTGATGAGAATCATGAGAATTATGGTTGTATTGTCGAACAGTGGTTCTGGAGCCTCAGGTTCACACCCTGATAACCAATGCTTGAGAGCATCCTCATATGACACAACAGGCTTCCCAATACTTTCGTTTACTTTATTATGAATATCGACCGACCACCTGAATTGATCAATGTCAGGAAGTGGGTTCTCGGCGAGCAATTTTGAAAAATGAAGACTGCACCCGAAGCATGGAAGAACCAACTGGTATGACTCAATGAATGTCTTGAGACCTGCTTTATCAACAGCTGCAAGACATGCAAGGTGAAATGCACCCCAGAAGTAAGGACCGAAACTCTTTGGACACAGTCCCATTAATTTATGTAAAGAAATTAAAATGTGTATCCAAACGTATCAATTTCATACTTGAAATACCCTGCTACGAGTTCTCGTGTTTCATCTGTGTAATATTGTTGATAAGAACCTTCATAGTTTCCTTTGTTTTGTTGATCTAGTGGTAATTCTGCTCCTAAGATGTCTTGGATCTGTTTGAACTTTTCATCTATCTCTTCAAGTTTAATTACAATGTCAAAATCTTCTGCTTTGGCGTTTAATAAGTTAAAATGGGTTGATAGACCCCACCCCGGTACTTTTTTTATATTTGAAAGAATTTTGATAAATTCAGTAAATGTTGGTATTTTATCTAAATTAATTATGTTTTTAAACATATTATTTCTTATCCAGTAAAAATACATACTCACCATTCTGTGCCAGGGATTTCTAACGATAATTAAAAATACGTGTTTTGGAAATAGTTTTCTGTATTGTTTTACATTTGTTTTTTGAAAAAATAGATTCGTGTTTTTCAAATAATTTATGTTGCAAAAATGACCAATACTTACAAGACCGCATTTAGGCAATCCGAAAAATAATACTTTGTCTTGTATAATTGAAATATTAGACATTTAATTAAAATGTATAAAAAAATTGGCTTAACGAAACACGATCTAATCCACCCCTGAGACGGAGGACAAGATGTAAAGTAGATTCCTTCTGAATGTTATAGTCCGCCATGGTACGGTCATCCTCAAGCTGTTTGCCTGCAAAAATGAGACGCTGCTGATCTGGAGGAATACCCTCCTTGTCTTGAATCTTAGCCTTCACATTGGCGATTGAATCAGAAGATTCAACCTCGAGTGTGATTGTTTTGCCCGTGAGCGTCTTTACGAAGATTTGCATTTCTAATTAATATACGTTGGTATCTTTTAAGTCGGGAGAAGTAACTTCTAAGCCGAGGGAGCCTCGACGGGAGCCTCAACGGGAGTCTCGACAGGCGTCTCCACGGGAGCCTCTACGGGAGCCTCGACGGGAGCCTCGACGGGAGCCTCAACAGGCGTCTCCACGGAAGCCTCTACGGGAGCCTCGACGGGAGCCTCTACGGGAGCCTCGACGGGAGCCTCTACGGGAGCCTCTACGGGAGCCTCGACGGGAGCCTGTACGGGAGCTTTTGGGCACCCGCACTCGCACTCGCATCCCTCGCAGTTTGGACCACAGCCGCACTCGCAACCGCATGACGCAGCCTTTGCATTCAGAGCCTCCTCAATCAAAGCAGATGCACGTGAAACTGGGACATCCTCATCGGCAACCTCTTTGATAATATTCCAATAAAACACATCTCCTTTTTTTAATTTAAAAAAATCATTCTCTGGCGTCACACACCATACACCATCGTAATGACTCTCAATAAGCCCTGAATCACTTACAACCCATTTAAAATCGTTATCTTCTGAAGGCGCAAGTTCTACCTCTGACAGTATCCAATATGAATGACGCACGTAAAGCCCATTATCTACGTTACGAATGTGACCCTCCGAGTCAATTTCGTATGTAGAACCCTCACTTGCCAAACGAATTCTATCACCACCGCTTGCCCAAAAAAAACCTGATCCTTTCTCCTGAATTTTGAACGACATTTATATTATAAAGTGATATTTTTTTAAGTGATAAAAAGTTTCGTGTCATGTCATCGTATGAGTCATGCTTCACATGATAAAATCAAAATGGATCTCGCTAAGCTTCACCCGACGTACAGTCTCTTCCGGACCGACCGCGTCTCGGCTGAGGAGGGTCGCGCTCGCGTGCACGCCGTGCCTCATGTCACTCCCAAAAAGACTCTCGCTCCACCAGTGGGCAAGGGGGGTGAATTCTGGCGTCGCTTGTACGACCAAGCAGTGGTGAACAAGCACCCGTACCCTGAACTTTTAGCAGACTCGATGCTCCGAGCACGCGAAAAAGCTCTTAAGATTGAGGCAAGTCGGCACAAGCTCCAAGTGACTGCCAAGGTGCCCAAACCCGCCGAGACTGTTGTTGTTGCAAAGACCGGGGTCAAGCGAGGACGTGTGGTCCCAACTGAAGCTCGCTGTGCAGCAACCAAGATGGACGGCAAGCAGTGCGAGTTCAAGCGCCACCCTGACTGTGGGAAATTTTGCTCAAAGCACGCGGTGAGGACCTGAACAAAAACCTCTGAATAGTGTAATGGAGATGAACTGGAATATCATATGGGCGGCTATCGTCATCAACTTTCTACTCGTCTATATAGTCCCTCGTCTGATAAAGAAACCTACAGGAGTTCAGGTCATTGATGACCTGGTTCTGTACCTCAACTCCCAGAAGGGATTTTTGCTCGCATCCTCCATAATCCTTGCGGGTGTTATATACGGCGCGCACTACTGGGTAGAATCATCTGGGGGCGAGGGAAGCTCGCACTCACCTGATTTTTAAGTCAGTTCCGTAGGAGCGACTGGATTTTTAATATTGGTCAAAAGTAAATGTTTAAGAATACGAGTGCCGCTGTTGGTAATATCGCCAAGGCTAATCAGCAGATCAACGCAGCAGTTGTTGCTGCATCAAACGGTCAGCCAGGTAATGTGAACCGCATGGCAAATGCCGCCGCGGGAAACCTTGCAAATGCCAATTCACAGCTTAATGCAGCTGCAAATCAGGCAAAGAACATGGGTCTGAACAAGGTTTCCGCAAATCTGAAAAATGCTGCGAACAATGTTAAACAGGCAAAGCTTGCGGATGCTCTGAAGCACACAGCAAATGCTGTGAAATCGATGAACACACGCCAGTCATAAGCTCCTTGGTATGTGTATGATCCCAGACTGTCACGCGCTTTTCGAAGCAATCCTTCATGTGCGTTGCAAGAATATCAGTGGAAGGGTGACCCCACTTGAGGTCGTTTGTAAATAGAAAATCGTCAAAACCTATTGGACCAAGCGTACACGGTACGACCCATGGCGTCTTGACGTACTCCTTCAGTCCCCCGTAATCAGTTATAATGACGGGTTTGGACATGAGGGCAGCCTCGACAGCTCCCATTCCGACCCCCTCGGAGTGTGAGCAGTTGATATAACAGTGACAGCTCGCGTGAATCCTGTCCATGGCATCATCTGACAAGAGACCGTTAATCACAACTACTCCAGGAATGTTCAGTTGCAAAGGCTGAATGCACGTCGCCTTGAGTAGTAGACGCGCCTTGTCCCCAAAATTACACATCTGAAAAGCCTTGATCAGACCGTTTATATTCTTCCGAGGATCAGCCATGTTACCGATACTGTAGAAGGTGTAGGGCGTCGCCTCTGCAGGACCTTTCGCTGGTTTCTCATACGCAAAAAGATGAAGAACCTTCCATGTAACCTCGGGGAACTGACTCTCGAAAACAGTCTTGCAAAAATCAGAGGCTACATAGAGCGTCTTGTACTTGCTCAGAATGCCGTAAACTGGATTCACCGGCTCCGTCTCACAGATAGTCATATAAGTCATCTTCTGGCACAGGGATGCGTATTGGTCAATCATATTGAGCTGCTCCTGAATGGGCAACACAAAGGCAAATCCAGCGTCATATTTTTGTTTTTTTGGAGGATGACCAATTTCGCAGTACTCAGTGTCGTGACCCTGGGAGCGCAGGAGATCGGCATAACGGTTGGTCACTTGCCCGATACCCGCAAGGAGCCTTGGTCCGATGAAGAGAACATTAACCATTAATATCGTGAGTGACCATTCGTTTAACTAATTCCGCAAATGAAATCTTAGGAGTCCACCCAAGCACCTCGCGCGCCTTTGACGCGTCAGCAATCAGAACATCAACCTCTGCTGGTCGGTAAAACTCGGGGTTGATTTTTACAACAATTTCATCACCCACTTTACCAACCTCATCCTCTCCCTGACCATCCCATGTAATCTCCTTTTCCAAAATCAAAAGAGACATTTGAATAAAGTCGCGAATGCTGTGCGTCTCGCCCGTGCCAATCACAAAGTCCTGGGGCTCAGGCTGCTGGAGCATGAGCCACATCGCCTCCACATAGTCCTGAGCGTGTCCCCAGTCGCGCTTGGCATCCAGGTTGCCCAGCTCGATGGGCTTCTGGCTACGGCGCCACTCTGCAATACCCAGTGTAATCTTGCGCGTCACAAACTCCTCACCTCGCCTCTCAGACTCGTGGTTGAAAAGAATTCCCGTACAAGCAAACATCCCGTAAGACTCGCGGTAATTCTTGGTGATCCAGTACCCAAAAAGCTTGGAAACCCCATACGGGCTTCGCGGGTAAAATGGTGTCATCTCATTTTGGAGTGGGTCTTGGATCTTCCCAAACATCTCAGATGTCCCAGCCTGATAAAATTTGAATTTTGAACTAAAATTAGTTTGATGGATAGCTTCTAAGATTCTCAGGGTTCCCATGGCATCCACATTTGCTGTATACTCGGGCTGACTAAATGACACCTTGACATGAGACTGGGCGCCAAGGTTATAAATCTCAATGAGATCATACTGCTCGAATGAATTTATGATTGAATTTATCCGAGCAGTGTCAGTGAGGTCACCCTCGACCAAGTGAAACTCTGAGTTGGTCTTGAGATGCTCGATTCGTTCATGTTTCTTTTCGGAACAGTAACGAACAAGTCCATATACAGCATAGTCCTTTTGGAGGAGAAACTCAGCCAGGTAGGACCCGTCCTGACCCGACACGCCGGTGATTAATGCCGCCTTCATGCGTTACCAAAGAACATCCGCCTTATCTGATAATTTAAAAAAGCTATCCTAAATTCTAAGGAATTTTGTGACAAAATTGTGAAAAAAACCTCGCGTCCTAATCTACTGAGAGGACATCTTATCCATAACATGGACAACCAAGATGCAACATACTCGAGGGTACCCATTTAAAAGAAGATGCATATAAACCTTAAGACCGTTATTAAAATAAGATGGATTCCTTTCACAAGCACCTTATTGAACGGATAACCAATTTAGAAATAGAATTGAATGCCCTCAGGGAGGTGACTTGGCCAGTATGTCAGAGTTTCTGGGACAAAAATGGACCATATGAAAATAGAAAACAAAAAAAGGGTTTTTTTAGGTGGTTATTTGAGGAACAGGCTTTGAATCTCCTGAAACTCAAAGCGCGTTTTACTGGAACTTCCCAAGGTTTAGCCGTTTCAGAACTTCAATGGATCCTGGTAGAGGAACCTGGTCAGGGCGAGGAATTAGTATAGTCTTGCCATCTGTGTGAAGTCCCTGTGTAATATATTCTTGAAACAGCTCAGGAGTCTGGGATGCGTGGTGACCATCTTTGGCGTGCGCAAATGTCTGCATCTTGTTCCACACATGCATCGGTGTCCCAAAGCTGCTCAAGTGCCATCCCGCATACTGTATAACTGGGAACTTCCAGCGATTGTCCCTAAAGTAGTTTGGTCCATTTCGCTTGAGGAGCTCGCAATTGGTGATGACTGTTCCGACCCACGGTTCGCCTGTAAACAAATAATCCAGTGAGTATTCAAACATCCACATGTGAACAGAATTGACGATATGAGGCAACTTTTCGAAAGGAACTATACTCATATCGGGAATTTCATCCACGTCGCTAATCATAATGATAGCCTCTTTGGGAACAGGGACCTGAAAGGTCCCGTCGGCGCAAGCGCCTCCTTCGAGACCCTTCATAATGCACTCGCGCTGATATTTTTCGCGGCACCAGGGATTTTCATCCTTGGGCGCCTCCTCTGCAGTCATGATGACGTGAGTGATTTTGGGGAGCCACTTTGCGAATCGTTCTTTGTTGTTTTGAAAAAAGAGTTCCTTTGGACCGCCAACGTGATTGACTTCCGCCTCGACCAGAATAAATCGGTCAACATAACGATCGAGAACTTGGAGGCGGAGCTCGAGAATATCGAGCTCGTTGTAGAACATGAACCCATCTACGAGCATTTATACTTAAAATAACTCTTGCCCTTAACTTCCAAAGATTTCAAAACATTCAGGTAATTTTCGTGATGCCCACCCTCAAATTGGTGGTGGAGTGCGTCTGGTTCGAAACCGTAGGTATATTGGTGAATATGACCTATGTGACATTCTCCGGTATAGACTGTCCTGAGGGTCACACCCTGCTTGGTCAGCAGATTGCTCAGGATGACGTCATCGGCAGCCCGCGCCTCCTCGCGCAACTCCTTGAACTCCTCAGCCATTTTCTGAATCCAACCAGCCTTTACAATGACTGCTGCGTACCCCTCGAGAACATCCATGGGAACCCCATGATGGCGAGGATGTCTCTTTTCAAAATAATTTTCAAACTTGAATCCCGAAAGACCCCAGGCAGAATTCTCGTCAGTCTTGAACCACTTGAGAAGGTTGGTCACTAATTTTGGTTCATAATTGGTGTCATCATCAAGGTACACGATCAAGTCCTCAGGATCCAGGAACTGAGCCGGTCCAAAAACTTTGGTCCCAGGTCCCAGGTCTTCACACTCAAAATTAATTTTCAATTTTGAATCAAAATTGAAAATATTAAGAGGGAAGCTCTTGTCCCACTCTGGGAAACGATTATAAGACTTGGGGATATTTATCCATATTTCATGACATGTCTGAGCGAGTAAATTTTGGTATACATCCGCGAGATATTTGAACCGAGAAGGAATACTGGTAAGACTAATTATAACCTTCATTACAACTTAAAAGATTTATTACTTTATATCTGTATGAATATCGAGTACAGTGAAGATTGGATAATTACACCAAATGGAATTTTCGAGACTGACCCTACCGATATTTATATTCACTCAAACATGCTCAATAACCGTGTATATGAACACGACCTTATAAATCAAGTAATTAAACCATATATTGAAAAGGCTAAATATGTAGTTGATGTTGGTGCAAATATAGGATGTCACTCAATAAGTTACGGGCGTTTCAATCCAGATGTGACCATATGGGCTTTTGAACCCCAAAAGAAACTTTTTGATATTTTAAACAGAAATGTATCAATTAATAAACTGAAAAATATAAACACATTTGATTTTGGCGTTGGTCACAAAGAAATGAATTGTACTATGAGTTCTCTTGACAAAGTATTTGATACAAGCCGTAATGGACACAACAAAGGTGGTCTTGGTATAGGTCATGGTGGTGAGTCGATTGTTGTAAAAACACTAGACTCCTTAGAATTACCAGGTCTTGATTTCATGAAAATTGATGTAGAGGGAGCAGAAAGTTTAGTTCTTCAAGGAGCAGAGCAAACAATTCGCAAGTACAAACCAGTCGTATTATTTGAACACAACTATCAATTCATAGATCCAAAGTCTGTAGATTTAGACCATATATATAGTCCGTTTTATGTTCTTGCTAATATGGGTTATACAACTTTCAAACATATAGAAAATGGAAACTATATAACAGAAGGTTAAAAGATTAAAAACTTTATCAGTTAATGAAGCACTTTGTGGTTCATGATCCCAAGTTGGTTCATCGTCGGGAGTTTCTTGAAAAGCATCTACAAGATCGTGGAGTTCAGGATGTCGAGTGGGTTACTGACCTTAATTCTGATTCAAAATTAGTAAAGTGGCTCCACCAACGGACTCAGACTCCCATGGCTCTTGGGTACCTGTCCTGCACCGCCAAGCACTACTGGATATTGAGTGAGATGGTCAGACGGGAACTTCCTGAGGCTGTCATCTTTGAGGATGACGTGGTACTTCACAAGGACTATTCCCAGTTTGTGCCACTGGTCGGTGCCAAGTTTATCAAGCTGGGTATCGGGGTCAACTGGTCTTTGAACCCCAGTCTGACGCCCGTACAAACACCCAACTATGGGTGCTCCGAGGCTCAGTACGTAACACTTGATTTTGCACGCGAACTCCTAAATAACCTCAATTTTGGTCACTGTGTGGACATTGTTTACTGGGCATTTTTGAATAATATGAGACATCCTCTGGTCACTGTGCCGCTGGCTCACCAGACATCCATCCTCGAGGGTTCGGGGACGACTGGTCAGTCAGATTCTAAAAAGGAAATGTCGCTTCGGGATTTTATCGGGGGTTGGATGACTCTTCCAAAACTTACCTGGTCAGACCTGATGAAAGAATACGAAAGCATGTCAAAAATTGAGGAACAATTTGAAATTAATTTTGGAAAGAAAATAAATATTGTAAATGCCGAGTACATCAGATGCCGTCAAACTTCTTGATATTGAAGATTGGCATCTGAACACCCATAACTGGACCAGTACCAGTCACAAAACGCACATCCTGTACGACAATACCGTTTGAAACTACTGGAAACACAAAAGAACCCTCCTGGGTAACATTATCGAGACCCATGATAATTTCATAGGGGACGTAATCCCCTGATTTTAAAGTAAAAATACGCGAATGCTTCGCCTCCTGAATATCAGCCACCACCTGATCATCCGGAGTCTTGAACTTTTCAATAATGTCCCGCTGATCCTGGTCGGGAGCTACAAAAGTTGTGGGGCGCAGCACAGGCTCCCAAAAGTTGAGTTCGAGTTCAGGTGACTCGGAATCATTCTTGAAATCAAGCTCGGTAGGGTACGACTCGTCGCTCGGAGTTGCATCCGTGACGAGATCCTTGCGGACCCACGTACACTCAAGGACCGTCGGCATCTTGCGCACGCGGTCAATCTGGACATATGGCTGCTTTGGATAGTTGTTTCCGTGAATGTGGACCAGATAAAACTTTTCATTTAGGAGCTGGATAACATCGAGGGGCGCCTTGTCCATGTCGTGAATCTCGGCAACCAGCTGCGTCACGCGGGACAGGTCAGCAGTCCTGAAAACGTCCCACTCGGCACCCTCAACATCCATCTTGAGAATAAACTGCTCACCGTCAGGCACATGACGCTTCACGTGCGTCTCCAGGGTGAAAAGAGGCGCCTCATCCTTTGTGGAAATGCCCTCAGGTGTAAAAATGATTTTTGGGTTTAAATTAGTTGGTGGCTGAACGGTATGGTCAAAGATATAAGCGGGTACATCAAACTTGCTAATAAAATCGTTATCAAAGGCGACATTCACATCTACCCCATATCCAATCATGCACGTGGCTCCAAACAGAGAGTTGAGCATAACATAACCGCCATCGCGATTATCACCGACGCGAATCTTGGGAACAGAAACTCTCCACGGGCGAAACATTTATTAATAAATGTTTTAAAGCTTTAACAGCTCAGAAGCAGAGTCCCATGGTCTTTTCAGGTAATCTTCTGGATGACCGATTCGGTAAGGCAGACCATACTTTGGAATCCTGTAAAGAGTTTTCACACTGTTTGTACCGAAGAAGAGCTTTTCGGGTTCCAGGTCGTCTCGTACGAAAAATAGATTTACACCGACATTGTCGGCGCACACCAGACTGTACCCGAGGTGGCGTCCGAGAATATACAGAGCTTCAATAGATGACCCGTGATATTCAGTCCCGTCCCACACATGATCACTCTTGTAAGGCATGACGCGGTCGATTCCCAGTGGGATCTGTCCAGTGTGTTCGATGACGAGAACTCGTGGTCTGCACACATCATTCAGCTCGCGCCAAACGTGCCAATCATTGCCATCGATATCAATTGACACAAAGTCTGGCTCGGCGGGAACGTCATACTTTGCACAAAGCTCTTTTATATTTTCAACAGTGATAAACTCTTGATGGATTTGAGAATATGAACAATCGAACTTGGAGCCGTTCCATAAAACTCCTGTAAATCCGTGCTTTTCATGCAAAATCTGGCTGTTATTGCAAACATCTGTTGCACCAAATTCTAAAAACTTTTTATTAGTAAAGCCAATCTTGTCGAATATGGTCAGGGTTATACCATCCTCTCCATTTTGGGAGTAAATTCGCTTGTTATGCTCTGCGAGATATGTTAGATTTTCTGGGATATCAACTGGAATTGTTAATTTTAGTTGTGAATTAAGTGTTTCTATGAGAAACTTATTCAAGGGGCGCATTTCAGTAAGAAGTTGAAGATGTAGCTGGTCCATTGTTCTATTAAACAAACTTGATTCTTAAGCCAGCCATCATAAAATTGTGTAAATTGTTATCATCTCGTGAAAGTGCGTGAGTTTGGGATTCTGGATCCTGGACCCAGATTGTTGACCAATCATCCCCCCTGCGTCCTGCCCACGGATAACACACCACCTTCTTTTTGAGACCCTTGTGTTCGAGATGTTTGGTATACAGATAATCGTCTGAAAGGTAGATGTATTTTTCAGATGTTTCAGTGAGGGGTTCGATGACGGGAAATCCGTCCATGTCTTTGCGTGGAACCAATATCCCAAAGGCGCACTCGAGCATTTCAGTCTCCCGCCCGTGTCCCTGGAACAGGCAGTACCCGAGGTGTCCCCACATACGCATGGTCGTCTCTGGGTAAGCAAGTCCTGAATATCCCACTGGACACTTGAACTCATCATGTCCCTTTACAAGTCCCTCAAGAAACCGTGGTTGATAAATCATATCATCATCCAAGATGACGAGTAAAGTCTCTGGGTCTTTCTCGAGTTCCAGGGTTGGGAGGAGTTTGGTCAGGACCCCATAATCTTTGCACTTATTCACTGTGACCCCCATGGAAACTAATTTTGGTTCTAAATTAGAATCGGGTCCACACTTGAACCTTGGGTACCAGTCTGGTAGGTTCACATATATGGCATCGGGCTGGACTGTACCAGACTTTAGGGATTGAATCATTTTTTGAACAGAATTTTCACGGGTTGGAATGGTAGTGGTCGTGACAACGACTCGGACCATTTCAGAAAATACACGCATTGACTTTATTTCAGAGTTAGCTTTAGATTAAAATTCATTTTTGATGCTGTTGACCAGACCTCCAGCGTTGAACCCCAACCCAAACATGACACCGAGTGCCATGAGGATAAACCCTAAAACAAGAAGGGCAGTGTTACGGGAATCCTTTGATTTTTTATTTTCTCTGGTGACGAGGATAAGTCCTGGAATTCCAAACGCAAGACCAATCGCCATGCTACCGGCGAGAGCGCTCAGAGCGCCTGAAGTGCCTACAAAACTCGAGAGAAAAATGCTCTTATACTTGCTCATTTATTTATAGTCAATAATTTTATTTGCGTAAAGTAATGAACAGTCTCAAATTTTTAGGATATTGTAAAACTCACAAGGCTCTGACTATTCCCACGCGTGATTTTGTTATATCACTGGGAGGAGGTATGGCTGTCAAGCTGTACCTTATGGCGCGCGGGGTTGATCCTATCCCGAAAAAGGTGGCAAGCACGACTGATTTTGACTTTACATTTACAGTCAACCACCCTTTGACTGAGGAGGAGGTTGAAAAATATTCATTCAAGATGTACGACATAATGTACAACTTTATGAAAGGTTTCATACGCCCAGACAAGCTCAAGATTAAGAGCTACGCGCGCAAGAGTTATATACCTGCAACTGGTAAGCGCACGTATCACGTCCTTCAATTCAAGGATGAAAAGGGTGAGGATTTCGTGGATTGCACGCTCGCGTACATCCCAGGGACTAGCCGGACTCATATAAACTCTGATCTTTCCCGGAAATTCGGTCTCCCACTCAAGAAGCTCAAGTACATGTACAAGGATGTCCTGGTTGTTCTTGCAGGTTCATTCGTTTACAAAAAGATTATGCCCAGAAATCCACTTGGTAAAAACAAGCCGGAGAAGGGTCTGCGCGATACTGCGCGCGTCGCTGCACTCCAGAAGGTGAAGGTTTCATCACCCAAGACTCCCAGAACAACCGAGTTTGTAAAGGCTATCCGAGCCAAGAACAAGACTCTGGCGGCGAGAAAAGCCCGTGGAATTATCAGGAGCATTGCCAAGGCTAAAAAATTATTGGGTACTCTTAGATGAAGAGATTCGTGGTGACACTAGTTATCGTTTCCTTTTTTATTGGACTTTTGGTCATATGGATAGTCAGGGATAGGTCCAGGGGTTTTGAGACTGAAGAAATGCCATGGGACGGACCTCAGATGATTCACGATATTTTAGATCAAACCGAGTGTGATTATATAATTAACAAGGCTGAGAGCTCATTTGCACGGAGTTCAGTGGTGGGTATTGACGGACCTGACGAGTCACGCACGAGTGAGACTGCGTGGATCGGCAAGGATGATCCAGTGGCGCGCAAGATTTTAGACCGAGCATGTGAATTGACAGGTAAATGTTACAAAAATGCAGAAGATTTACAGGTGGTTCGATACAAGCCCGGGACGTATTATCGCGCGCACCACGACGCCTGTTGCGAGGACTCTGAGGCGTGTTCGCTTTTTGAAAATAAAGGAGGACAAAGGGTCGGGACTTTACTCGTTTATTTGAATGAAGACTTTACAGACGGTGAAACTCATTTTCCAGATTTTGGAGATTTGAAGATGAAAGCTCCCCCAGGTTCTGCTATATTCTTTAAACCACTTGGAACAGAGGATAAATGCCACCCCAAAGCTCTCCACGCCGGTCTGCCAATTTCGTCCGGCACGAAATACGTGTGCAATGCGTGGGTACGGGAGAGTGAGTTCACGTGATGACGTGGCAAAATTTTCGTGTCGTGTCGAAGGTAGGGTTTAGGTTCAGCTTAGAGAATCACTCAACTCTCCAAGTTCACCAATCGTCGCTTAAACACCAAACACCTCTACTACACAAGGCGAAATGGCTACCAACTTTGCTCTGGTTGTTGACAAGATGGTCCGCGAGCGCGACACTGCTTTTCTGCAGAAGATTTCGGATGACTACAAGCTGCCTTTTGAGGAGCTTCAGGCGAAGTATCTGGAGGTTTCGGATGCGGCAGTCAAGGTGAAGCGCGCGTACAAGAAGCGCGAGCCCAAGATGGTTGAAATCATCAACTCGGACGGTGAGAAGGTCCAGGTGCCTATCAAGGCGAACAAGGAGGAGGGTTCCAAGGAGAAGAAGACTTGCGAGGCGCAAACCTCTAAGAAGGAGGCTTGCAAGTTTAGCTCTCTGAAGGGGGGCTGCTTCTGCAAGCGCCACCAGCGTCAGTACGACGAGGAGCAGAGCGGCGAGCCTGCGCCCAAGAAGGCTAAGAAGGAGACTGTGCAGAAGCAGGAGCAGCCTCTGCACACTCACTCCCTTGACACGAAGGGTGAGGCGTGCAACCTGTGCGAGTCGCACGGCAACCCTCTGACGAGCGATGGCGACGATTTCGAGCTGGTTATGCCGGAGACCAAGGCGCCCGACCTGTCTGCTGCTCAGCGTCTGGCTGCTATGCTCGAGGAGTCTGACGAGGAGGAGGAGGACGAGGACGTGGCAGTGGACGCCGAGGCTACTGGCTTTGGCTCTGAGTACGAGGACGAGGAGTGAGAATTTCAAAAGCACGTACAACCTCGGCACGAAGATAGCTAAAATCTGAGCGCGACAACCTGAAGAGTGTAATGAACCATAGCAAAGTTAAACCAATCCAAACAAGTCTCTTTTCTTCCTCCTTGTCTTGTACTGTATATATAGGTTTGAGAATAGTCCCTACGAATGATTCGTTTTTATAAATTGGTGTAAATATTTGCCCAAAAAATGTTTCATCTTCTTTTTTTCCAGATACTAATTTTTCCATTTCTGTCAAGGCGCAGACTGTCTGATTGGTCGCCCAATGTAGCATCACAAATGGAATTGTTAATGCATGTATAGACAAAAGGTAATCACCTCCCAAAAATGGCGTTGCAACTATAAATATTCTTACAAGTATATGAATAATTTGAATTACAATTTTTAACATCTATAAGATGTGTATAAAAAATTCGTGTGCTGTCTACGCTCAAGAATGAAGTTGGTGGATTATAGAAAATGAGCACCTTGAAGCGTCCCACGTTGCGTAAGCTCGGGGGCGTCTCTAAGGTTTTCACGACTGTTCAGCAAGGGGGCGCCGCAGTTTCGGGATGGGTCACCGATACGAGAATACGTGTCGTACCGACGGGCACTTCCGGTCGTGTTGGTGAGATTTGCACCCAAATGCACCGCGGAGACTATGCTGAGCGAGAAGTGTCCAAGTGGACCCCTCAGTATGAATACGAGTTTTATGCTGAGAAGATGATCACGAAAAATGATCAGTCAGGTTATATCGAGCTGTGCAAAAAGTGGTTAGAGGAGCGCCCGCCGCGTATCCCCAAGGCACCCAAGCCACCTATTGAATACAACCGTGATATGATTGCTGAATTTTATAGCAGGAAAACCACATTGCCTCCGCTCAAGGAGCGGCTCGCTGTATTTCAAGAGGCTGGTATGCCAGAGGATCGTATCAAGAAACACATTGCGTGGGAAAAGATGATGGATTCCAAATCGGATGAGCGGCAAAAGGTGATTGATAGAATTTTTGGAGCTGACCCCCCCGTGAAATCCAAATCCAAGGTTCCCAAGGTGAAGGTTATCAAGCCGGTTAAAAAGAAGATTTCTTAATAGAGAATGTCGAGTGAGCCGCCCAAAATGAGATGGGCAGACATTGCTGATGAAGAAGATGAACTCGCAGTTCCAATTGTAATTTCTAAACACGGTATAAAAGTGAAAAAGCCCTACACCCCCCCGCACAACCGACTTAAAAGCTCTAAGAGTATAGAAGAGAAGAAGAATGTCTCATAGATGTGAGGTGTGTGATGAGGTATTCAACAAGTCTAATCATGCTCAAGTGAATTGTCCATTTTGTGAATACAAATCTTGTACAGATTGCAACGAGCGTTATCTCCTGGACACGGTACAGGATGCACACTGTATGGCGTGTCGCAAGGGGTGGATTCGTGAGACACTTTCAAACAATTTTACTCAAAAATTCGTTACAAAAAAATACAAGGAGCGGCGTGAGAACCTTTTGCTTGAGCGCGAGAAGAGTATGATGCCCGCAACACAGGTCTATGTTGAATTCGAAAAGGAGGTTCGCAATATTTCAAATAAAATTGTAGAATTGCGACAAGCATTAGACATTGAACTTCGTATGTGGACGAGCATAGAACATCGGGAGCTTACTTCTTTTGATGCAACAAACGAATTTGAAGCACTTGTACTTCGACACAATCTTGCACAAGAGCATCGAAAGAAATGGAGTAATATAGATATTGATATCAAAACTTGCGAGTGGCAGCAGTTTCAATTGATTGAGCGTATTCACGGGCGTCGGTTCGATATAGAAAAACGCGCGTTTGTTCGCGCTTGCCCTTACGCTGATTGTAAGGGTTTCTTGAGTACGGCGTGGAAGTGTGGACTTTGTGAGAATTGGAGTTGTCCAGATTGTCACGAAGTGAAGGGGCTTGCCAAGGATGCTGAGCACACATGTGACCCAAACAATGTCGCGACTGCTCAATTACTTGCCAAGGATTCACGAAACTGCCCGCAGTGTTCAGCTATGATTTTCAAGATTAACGGGTGCGACCAGATGTGGTGTACTCAGTGCCACACGGCTTTCAGTTGGCGCACAGGTCGCATCGAGACGCACACTGTTCACAATCCTCATTATTACGAATATCAACGAACGCACGGCGGGTTGGCGCGTCAGCCAGGTGATATACCATGCGGTGGCTTGCCGGACTGGCACCTAATTATTAGAGCTATGCAAATTTCACCAATAATTCAAACTATTATTACAAATGCGTATCGTTCGCATGGTCATGGGAGGTATGTCATCTTACCACGTTACGCTTTTCAAGATGAAATCAATGGAAATCGCGACCTTCGTATCAAGCTCATGATAGGAGACATAGATGAAAATGAATTCAAGAAGAAAATTCAGCAGCGTGAAAAGTCTCATCAGCGCAAGCGTGACATTAATCAAGTAGTTGAAATGTATCTGACGGTACTCGTGGATTTATTCCAGACTTTCCATGCAAACTCAACTACTCCAAGTTCGTGCATATTGATCAAAAAGAGTAAAACTGATGCACTCATTCAATCTTTGTACGGTCTTCGAGACCATTATAACACGACACTGACCAAGGTTCAGCTTGTTTACAAGTGTGCAATTCCTTCCATAAATGACGATTTTAATTTTCGTGTGTAATTACAGATGTGGCTGCTATTAGTTATTTTTGTGTTATTAGTGTTTTTGCTTTGGCCCAGAAGTAGCAATTTCACAAATAAAGAAATTCCCAGAACTATTTGGACGTTTTGGGATTCGGATAGCCCTCCACCTTTTGTTGAAAAGTCTATTGAAAGTTGGCGCAAGTTTAGTCCGGACTTTACAATCAACGTGGTCACTCCCAAGACTCTTCCAGAGTATCTTCCCGAAGTTGACTTTTCAAGCAAGAAGAACGACTTTATTCAGAGGACGGCAGACTTTGTGAGGGTCCACCTGGTTGCCAAGTATGGGGGCATCTGGTCGGACGCTTCAGTGGTTGCGACGCGATCTCACAACTGGATTATTCACGAGCAACAGTCTCGGGGGTTCGAGTTCTTTTCGTATCACAGAAAAGACAATCAGACGCTCGATGATTACCCCCCTATAGAAAATTGGTTCTTCGCCTCTATCCCTAATGGCAATTTTGTTTCAAAATGGAGGGATGAGTTTGACCGGGTAAGTAATTTTGAGAAGGTCGAGGACTATATAACTGACATACGGAACAAGGGTGTTGATACCCAAAAAATTCCAGATCCAAATTATCTGACTCAGGACTGTTCGGCTCAGGTGGTTCTTCAGAAGCACATGACACCTGAAGAAATTAAAAAAACAATTCACACCCTAAATTCAGAAGAAGGACCATATCATCACTCGCACAGTAATGGGTGGGATCCGGCAAAGGGTATTCAGGGACTGTGCGACACACCCATTTCCGAGTTGCCCGATCTTATAAAAATTTACGGGAACGAGAGACGAGCTATCGACGCAGACCCACAGCTTGAATGTGCATATAAGATTTTCGACAGTTAAATATATGAATGCTAGTCTCTTCATAATGAAGAAGCATTGGTATTACAACGGTTCTTTTCCATGGCATTTAGTTTCACAATTGTTTCCATCTATGAGACGTTCTTCATCCTGTCCAAATTTTCAAAAATTTGTATAAACTTTCGTGTCTTGTCCAGGCGGGGCAAACATTTTATGAACTAAATTCAAGTCTATGAACGCTTGCAAGTGTCCAAAGTGTCTTGAGCGTGTGAACGGTCCCCCGACTCATATCGAGTGGGTCCTCAAGTTTCGCGAAGGAATTGCAAGTGGTAAAATTCAGCACATAGGTGATACCAAAGATGGAAGACCAATATATCGGGAACTTTGATAATGATGTATTCAGGTCCGATTTTGATAGCCGTACCTGTCGTCCTATGAAACGCCAGAAGTTCAATCCGGTCGGGGAGGACATTTACCTCCGCCCCGACGGTTCCGTAGTGCGCGACGAAGACAAGATTATCAAGATTCAGCGAATTTTCATTGACAATTACTACAAGCCAGACGGTAATGGGGCAAAGAAGATCTTCTCCAAGTATTAAGAATGAAGAAGCAAGCACTGGAAGTTTCGGAAGCGGCTGCGCGGCGCATCCTTGAGCTGCTGGCGCACCGTCAGAAGGATTTTCTTAGGCTGTCAC